AATGCTAAACGAATGGACTTCTGTGGCCGTACAGGTAGGAGACTACACTATCACCGCTGCTACTAAGTCACTTGCCGTAACCGGGGACGATTTCGACGGGCTTGATTTAAAAGTCGGAGACTTTCTAACCCTATCGGGTTTCAGCACGGCCGCAAACAACGTAAAAGGACAGATTATAGAAATCGTCTCTTCTACAGTGGTAAGAATTGCCACACAAGAAATTCTAGTATACGAGACTAAAGTGGGAGCTTCTGTTAAGAGAGCTGACAGATTAGAAATCGGTACTGCACTTAAGTCTTTTTCTATGGAAAAAACTTTCTTAGACCTTACTACTAAGGCCATTATCTACAGAGGGATGATCGCCAATTCAATGAACTTGAATATCAATTATGGGGAAATCCTAAACGGAACATTCTCTTTTCTAGGTACAGATCATGTCATTGCAGATACGGCCGGAGAAATGATTACAAACGGTAGAACAATCAACGACCCAGCGACAACTAACTCGCTTAACGGTTCGATTGACATGCCAATTCTAATTACTTCTGCTCTAGGAGTTTTGGATAAAAACAACATGTGTATCCAATCCCTAGATTTAACTTTGAACAACAACCTTACGGCACAAAACTGTATCGGTAAGGCAGCCCCAATTAATTACACTCCAGGTACAGCGGAGATTGAAATTAACTTAAGTACATACTTAAGCAACATCAACTGGGCCGTACTAGAGAAAAAATTAGACCAAGAGCCATTTGCTCTAGGTTTCGTAGTAGAAAACTTCGAAGGGTTCTACGGATTTTTCTTACCTGCAATCCAGGTAGTATTCCCGGACCCAGCTTCTTCTGGGGCTAATCAGGAAGTATCACTTGAGATGAGCGGGAACGCACGAGTAGGGTTAAATGGAGAATCAGCATTAGTACTTTATAGAGGGTAGTGTCGAGAGTTTTTAGGCTTCTCTCGATATGGACTCCATGTGATTGGCCAGTAGAAATACTGGCCTTTCTATTTTTAATCGGAGTACAATTTCCAAACAATCACTGGAGGATAATATGAAAACAAACCTAGACTCATTAGTTATGACAGACTCAGATTTAGAAAAAGAAGGTATCGAGTTCGAATACGGGCCAGTAGTTTTTACTGTTCGTAGATTCGGAGGAAGGAACCCTAAGCTAAAAGCGGCCCACGCTAAATATTTCAAACAACATTCCAGAGCTATTGAAATGGGGACTATGGAAGACTCTAAGCTAGAAGAGATCACTATTAAAGCTTTCGTGGATTCTTGCATGGTGAAATGGTCCGGATTAAAAGACGGAGAGGGAAAAGAAATTCCGTACAGCGCAGAAGGGGCGTTTACTTTCTTCAAAGAAAGATCTGACCTATTTAACGCCGTTCTGGATTACGCAAAAGATCATAGAAATTATTTAAAAGACGAATATTTCCAAGCTGAGTCAGTGGGAAACTAATAGCGGGCCATCTCTCTTGGTTTTTTACAAATGAAAAACAAATAAGAGATGGCTTCTACTATGAACTTATCTCCCAAGGGTTGAAGCAGGACGATGAGCCTTTTAACCCCGCTGATTACTTACAGCTTTATTACGACGCCTTTTCGGAATTGACTACGTGTATTACGGGAGATGGCTCAAGGATACCTTTTACATCTATTGTCGAGTACTTTAAACTCTACAAGATAGAGGGAGATTTCGATAATTTTCTTCACGTTATTAGGCGCATGGAAGGTGTCTATTTAGAGTTTAAAGAAAAAAAGCAAGAGGCCAAGAATGAGAAACTCAGTAAGAAGAATAACAATCCAGTTCGCGGCAGAAAATAAAGAATTGTTAAACCAGGTAAAAGCCGGTTTTAAACAAGTCGGAGATGAAGCCCAGAAAACTAACGATAGGTTAGAAGGGTTCGGAAAAACTTTTAAGAGTTTAATTACTGGATTCATAGCCGGGGTGGGAATAAATACCATAACTAATCTGGCCGACTCATACCAAAAATTGGGAGACAGAATTAGAGTCTTTGAAGGTAGCCAGGAAAGGGCCAACTCTACGATGGCCAATATCGCCCTCGTGGCCGATAGAACTAAGACCTCAATTCAGGATGTAGCAACGGTCTACTCTAGATTGGCGCAATCTTTAAAAGAGACTGGGATCACTTCAGGATCTTTACTATTTTTAACAGAACAACTACAAAACTCATTCAGACTTTCAGGGGCCACGGCCGCTGAAGCCACGGCCTCGGTCGTTCAACTTAGTCAGGGCTTGGCGTCTGGGCAGCTTAGGGGTCAAGAACTTCGAAGCGTTTTGGAGCAGAACGCCGTTTTCGGGGGATTGCTTGCAGACCAACTAGGGAAGTCCCGGGGAGAGCTTTTAAAGTTCTCTGAAGCTGTCGGAGGTATTAAGGCCAAAGACGTCATAGCAGCTATTGTAAACGGCGCTGAAAAATTAAATAGGGAGGCCGCTCTACTGGGGTCTACTTTCCAAGAAACTACCCAGAAAGGGATTAATAAGTTCACCATCGCAATAGGGGAGATGAACAAGTCACTGGGGGCCGGGGCTGCTTATGAAAAGGGGATGAATTTTCTCATAGATAATTCTAAACTCCTAGCATCTTTATTGGGGGCGATTGCCGTAGTGGCCATACCCACATTGATAACAAAATTAGAGTTATTGGGAACTGCCCTATTGATTAACCCCCTAACGGGGCCCATTGCCGTTATTACGGGAGTTACTGCCGCTGTAATATATTCAATAGTGGAATTCGAGAGAATGGAGGGGATTCTATTAAAAATAGGATTCTACATAGTAGAAGTTTTCAGCAACGGGGCGAAGTCAGTAAACGACTTTGGAAAAACCGTATCTGATTTTCTCCTAGGAGAAGGTAACGCCCTAAGTAATTATTTTGAAACTTATTCAAAAAATGCAGCACAGGCTTCTAAAGATGCCAGTAATAATTTTAAAGAAGTGAGTAAGGCATTCGAACAGAATGAAAAGGCCCGACAGGCGGTAGCTAATTTGGGGGTTAAAACTTTCGAACAACAACAGGCCGCTTTAAGAAAAGAGTTGGAAAAGACTTTGAACTTCGGGAAAGACAGCAAAGGAACTAGTTTAAAACAACAATTAGAAAGTCTAAATGTCTCCTTCAATGACGGAAAAATCGGAGTAGTAAAGTACAATTCGGAGCTTCTGAGGCTGACCGACTTACTTACTGACAAGAAAGGGCCGGCCGTTAAATTCAAGCAAATAGCTGAAGTACTGGAAGGAAATGTGAAAAGATCCTTCGAAGCAGGATTAATTACCCTAAAAGAGTACAATTCAGAACTAGAAAAATTAAGGGTTGCCAACCTAGAGCAAAGTTTCGCTAGGGGATATATAAGTGCGGCGCAATTTCATTCCAAAGTAATAGAAATATCTAGCGAATTTAGGCCGGAGAGTGCTTTCTATACAGGGGTTAATAACTACATTACTTCCATTGGAAACCTTTCTACTAACGTAGCTGGGGCCGTAGAGAATACGTTCTCTAGGCTTGAAGATTCTATGCTAGATTTCATATCTACTGGGAAATTCGCCTTTAAAGATTTCGCATATGCAGTAATTCAGGACATCAATAGAATCATTCTTAGAGCAATGATTATCAAACCTCTAGCAGATGGGATACTAGGTGCGCTAGGGCCTAGCACAGACGGAGGGGGGACTACAGGTACTTCGGGCGGAGGAGGTGGAGTAGCAAATACTATGTCCGCTAATTTCGCAAAAGGAGGTGCTTTTAATAAAGGTACTGAATTTTTCGCTAGCGGAGGAGTAGTAAGTAGGGCCACGGCTTTCGGGATGTCTAGTGGAAAGATGGGGGTGATGGGGGAAGCAGGGCCAGAGGCCATCCTACCACTATCTCGCGGTTCCGGAGGAAAGCTCGGAGTAAGAGCGGAAACTAGCCCCGTGGTAATTAATATTGTGAACAACACAGACTCTCAGATCACTCAAACTGAAACCACAGGGCCTAACGGAGAGAAGCAAATTCAGCTTTTAATCCAGTCCACAGTTAGAGAGGGTCTAGCTTCAGGGACTTTTGATAAGGCCATGAAGACCAGTTTCAATTTAAATAGGAGAGGTGCTTAATGCCTATTAACTGGCCAGCATACTTGCAAGATTTTTTGAACGCTGCTTTCTCCAATGACATTGGGGAGACGGTTTTAAGAACAGAAATGGATATCGGCCCTGCTAAACTTCGCCGGAGGTTTACGCATTCGATAGATACCTATGGAACTGAGATAACAATTTATCAAGATACTATGACCCTGTTCAAAACTTTTTTTAATACTGATCTAAATGGAGGAGTCACCCCTTTCTATTTCGAAGACCCTACATCTGGGAATTTAGAAACTTTTAGGTTCGTAGGTACTCCTAGGATATCTCCGAACGGTACGGCCGGATGGTACAACATTTCTATGACGTGGGAAAAAATCTCTTAGAGGAATACATGGCAAATGCAATAACACCGGAACTATTAGCGCAGATATACTACCAAGAATCAGATGACCCGTTCCTAACTCTTTTGACAATGAGTGATCCAGGATTCGACGATATTAGATTGGTAAATAATTCTAGAAATATTACATCTAGGGGCCTTGAATATTTGGCGTACCCTTTCAGATTCACTCCTCCGGCCGACGACGGGGAAAGTGCGCGAACGGTAAAAGTAGAACTCGACAACACCTC